ATGGCAGTTTATAAATCAGATAATAAATGGTACATTAAAGGAAAAATTAGAAAAGATGATGGAACTTATTACCACTATCATAAATTAGCTGCAGGATGTTCTTTAAAAAAAGAAGCAATCGAATATGAAAGAAAATTTAAAATCAGCTATCAAGATATCGTGGTTTCTGTAAAATTTTTATCTTTTAAGGAATTATCTGAAGAATATCTTAATTCTTTGACTTCGGTAAAAAGTGTTACAAAAAGAACATATACGGATTTACTAGATAAAATAAATGAAGTCATGGGAAATAAGAAAATCAATTTAATTAACAAAGATATGCTTCAAAGATATATACGTGATCTTGAAAGCAAGTATTCAAAAGAATATGTAGAAAAATTTTATTATATCTTACGAGCATCATTTAATTATGCGATTGATAACGACTACATAACCATTAATCCTATGAATAAAGTAAAACTTTCTGTAAATAAAGACGAAATACGAAAAGAAATGGATTTTTGGGAGCCGGAAGAATTCCAAAGATTTATTGATAATGTAGATGATCAAGAACTGCATTTGTTTTATACCTTCTTGTTCTATATGGGAACAAGAAGAGGTGAAACATTAGCGCTGCAATGGAAAGATATAGACTTTGAAAATAATAGTGTTTCCATTTATAAAACCGTTACATATAAAATCAAAGACAAGCCATGGGAAATTACTAGCCCTAAGACACAGAACAGTGTTCGTAACATTCCTATGTTTAAAATTGTTGAGGATGAATTAAGGTCTTGGAAGAAAGTTTGTGAGCAAAAATATGGTTTTAATGATAAATGTTATGTTTTTGGCTTTTCTCGTCCTTTAGCAGCAGAACGTCCAAGAAAGCAGATGGTAAAAATAGTTGATAGAATAAATGCCGATCTTCCTGTTGAACAACAGTTAAAGAAGATACGTATCCACGATTTTCGCCATTCTCATGCTTCCTGGTTAATCAACAATATGGGAAAATATAATTTTTCTGATTTTGACATTGCAAAAAGGTTAGGAGATACCGTTCAGATGCTACACAGTACGTATGCACATCAATTTAAAGACGCAGGAAAGAATATTATAAACTCTATGGAAGGAAGTGTGGATGAAGTTAAAATCCCTCTTAAAACGGTTAAAAATGATGATTACATCAGTGAATTAAAATCATTAAAGGAATTACTAGATATTGGTGTGATTACTGAAGAAGAATTTTCTTTGAAGAAAAAGCAGTTATTAGGGATATAGCAGTCTAAAAAAGTTAAAATTTCACAAGCTTTTAATTTGTTTTAGTTAATTATTGATTAGTGAAAAATGATGGTTGTTAACGAAAAGTAATGTTTATTTAATGATGTTATATACTTACGTTTGTGAATAATTTTATATTTTGATTTACATAAAAACAAATGGAAGTTATAATATTAGTACTTACAGTATACTTTTATACACGCAACCATAGAATAAAGTGGTAGTTACAAGTATACTTTTTATTATTTTGTAGATAGATGGGAGAGATTATTATGTATGATGCAATTGATGTTGCTAGATATGTAATTAATTACAGTCAAGAAATAGGTTCTCCAGTTTCGAATTTAAAATTACAAAAAATATTATATTTTATACAAGGTATATATCTATCTACCTTAGATAAGCCTTGTTTTTCTGATGATATTGAAGCGTGGGGGTTTGGACCAGTTATATCAGATGTATATCATGAGTTTAAAGGTTTTGGATCTAATGATATTCCAACTATAACAGAATATTTTGAATATAATAAAGAAAATCCATGGGCTTCAAAATTTATTAAATATGACGATTCTTCTATTTCTAATGAAAATAAAAAGCTAATAAATGTCATAGTGAATATATTTAAAGATGTATCTGCTTCTTTTCTTGTTACAATAACTCATAAACAGGATAGTCCGTGGAGTCAAGTTTATAATCATTATACAAAACACATTATCATAGATAATGAAATTATAAAAAAATATTTTAAGGAAAATTATTGTAAATGAAAAAAGAGGTAAAAAAACATTATGATGAACTTAGTCAATTGAATGAATATATTTCAAAGACTTTGAAAAATTTATCATTAGACTTTAAGTTTGTTAACGATGAGTGTCCTAATAATGAGGAAAGTAAAATTAAGAGAAGCATGAAAGAGTTGATTGAAATTCTTTCAAAAGATATTAATAGTTTTGATGTAGATGTTTTTTTAAAAAAATTAGAAGATTATCTTACAGAATATAAAAGACTACTTTATTCCGAAGTCAGTGTTTATATATATGCCATTTCTTCTACAACTGAAAGCAAGAGATTAAATGTATTGGAAAATATGAATAATACATTCAATTATCAATTGAAGAAAGATGGGAAAATTGAATCTGCTTTAACTAAAGTAGTAATAAAATTATGGGATCATATAAATTTAGCTGTTAATCAATATAACGAGCTTAAAACGAATGATGAGAGTTTTCAAAAAAGAATACAACCATTCATTGACCAAATAAATGAAAATAAAAAAGAATTGCAAGATTCTAAAAAAGAACTATATTCCCAATTGATAGGAATTGTAAGTATATTTGTAGCAATTTCATTTGTAATGTTTGGTGGAATGTCATTGCTTAATAACTTGTTTGATTATAGTGAAATGAAAAGTATTCCTTTGTTAGAAATGATTTGTGGTGGATCATTAATTGGAATAGTCATGATTACAGTTATATATGCATTTATTGTCTTTGTGTTAAGGCTAACAGGGAAGTTTGAAAAAATTGATTATGAGGTAGATTCAAATAAGCTTGATACATTGGTAAAGCTTGAGGAAAAACTTGAAAAGAGAGATAGTTGTATGCTCTTTAAGTTAATAAAAATTGTAATTAATGGAAGAAACGAAATCAAACATCCATATAGACGAGTGGTGTCTATTGTCTGTGGTTTTTTAGCAATCGTTTGTGTGGCTACTGGAATATTATGGTTCTGTAACATTCGTGATATAGATGATGTAAAAAGAATAAACACACAATGCAAGGTTATAGAGCAGGACGATAAAAATGTAACCATGAAGTGTCCTTTGGATATGGATGAAATTAACAAAGAAAAATAACATTATATATCTAGAAAAAAATATAAGCTACCCTCGTTCGAGAGTAGCTTTTTTTAAAACAAAAACCTCCCTATTACTAGAGAGGTCTCTGCGCAGATAGGCTCCGTAGAGTTGCTACCGCTACCCATAAAAGTATATCATATAAATATTAACAAGGCACTAACTCATTTCTGAACTAGTGCCTTGCTTTTACAAGAATGAGGTAGGGTGACATTCCTACATCTCCTAACAATGGGCGACGGCTGCCTGTTCCGTCCTCAGCATTCCTGTTGTTGCTATCTTATGCACTAGAATCTTTATTAAAATAAAATGGAGTTTGTCATAAATGACAAACTCCTCAGCGGCGCAGAGGCCGAGATAAATTTCAGCGGCGTATAGCCGAGATTACACAACTATGATACTTTATTATATGAAGTTTGTCAAATTTTATTAACAAGTAAATTTTTCTATTATTTTTTTATCTATGATATTTAAAACATCATTAGACACTTTAACAATTCCAACTGGATCCATGTGATTTATAGGCTTTTTAATTCTGTATTTACTAACAGTCGTAATTGAATCGATCATTGCGTATGAAATTTTATCAAATTTTTTATAAAAATTAGAAATTTCTGTCAATAAAGATATATCATTCATAAACATGTTTGATATTTCATCTAGATTAAAATGAAGAATGCCATTTTCGTCTGGATTTTTTGTTGAATGTTTATTTATATATTCGAGAATCGCTTTGTTATCTAATGTAATTATCTCATTAGGTTCCCTTTTCTTTTCATCTAACTTTAATTTTATTGATTGAAGAGTTGTGTTAAGATCTACGGTTTTATTTAGTAATTCAGCGATAATTGACTGAATTAGTTCTTTTCCTAATGTTATATAATGCTTTTTTTGCTTTGAACTAAGTGGTAATACTGTTAAAGAGCCTTTTAATGGATTATCGTCTTTATTAAGTACAATAGCAAAGTGATTTCCACTTAATTCACTACCAATTGAAGTTCCAAAATTTACAAAAATTATTGTACCTCTTTTATATTTTTTAAACCTTGGTTTTAAATTTTTGTTTTCTTGTTCAAAACTTTTAGATTGAAAATCTTCCCAAACTTCTAAATGATTAAATTTAGGATTTTGGCAATCGTTAACAATAGATTTTAAACGCGCATTTGCGTGATTAAGCATTTGAATCTTTTTTTCTTTATTCATTACTTTACCTATCCCTTATTTTTTCTTCATCTCTACTGTTTTTGTAGTCCCCAATGCTGAGGCTTCGTAACTTAATACACCATCTTTATAAGAGAAATCTTTTGTTTCATCTTGAGAAGCTATTATTGCACTACTCATTTTTTCGGTGTCACCTTTAGAAGTCCAATTAAACTCATCTACTGATTTCGTTGGAGCTTCATACGTTCCGCTCCAGTATAACGATTTCGTCTTTTCTTCATCGTTTACCCAATTGATTTCAATAGTTCCATCAGATATAACGGCTTCTTGATAACTTCCGTCATTTGCTTCAGAAACCCATGTACCTGTTAAATCAGTGGGCTGTTCCTCTTTTTGAGCAGGTTCATTTGATTTGTTTTTGCTTGTGTCTGATGAACTGCTACAAGCAGCAAGTGTAAATACTAATGTAAAACAAGTTAAAAGTGATAAAATTTTCTTCATATTAAACCCTCCCATAAATTTTATCTATGTAAACATCCTTTGATGTGTTTACCAATCTAAATTTTTCCTAATACTTTTCCAATACATTTCGTAGTTTCATTTATATCAATATTAGAGCATTCTTTATTTAAGCTTATCAATTTATCATGTCCTAATTCTTTGATATATCCATTTCCTTCATGCATAAACACACCAATATCGCCAATGCTGATTGTATTCGTTTTCTGAACCGCTACTTTATCTCCATCATAAAATTTAGGCTCCATACTGTTTCCGGTAACTCCTATTACAAAGTCTGCGTTCTTATATCGTTCAGGTACTTCTATTACCTGCGTTGGTATATCATCAAATACGAATAGTCCTGTACCTGCTGATAAGCCGGTTAAATATTCAGTCTTTGCAAACATATAAGGAACAGATTCTTCTGCAATTTCTAAACTCTGTTCTTTTACTCTTTCAACCTCATTAGATAATACTGAATCTACTTGTTTTTTACCGTACACATCAAGTGTGCGGTATTTTTGTATATGTTGCCACTCACTTAAATTTAAATTGAATGATGGAATAATTTCAGAATCTTCTTTTTGACCTAAAAGATAATCTACTGATACACCAAATTTTTCAGAGATAAGAATTAAAAAATCAGATGCTGGTTCTCTAGCACCAGTTTCGTAGTTGTTATACGTTGTATATTTCAAATTTAAATACTCTGAAAACTCTTTTTTATTCATACCAGTGCCTTCGCGTATTTCTCTTAATTTTTCACTTATCATAAAGCACCTCCTTGTACTGTCATGGTATTACATATTTTACATATTGTCAATGCATTGTTACTCGTTTTGTATAATATTTTTCATAATGAGTATTGACAATTACTCATAATGAAAATATAATGTAGTTGTGAATTCACAAAACGAGTAAATTGGAGGTGATTTGAATTGAATTTTCCTAATATCGAAGCAGAAAGAGCGAGACTTGGATATTCAAAAGTAGAATTTGCAGAAAAATTAGGAGTAGAAACTAAAACTTATTATAACTGGATAAAAGGAGTTAATCCAATTCCAAGTGATAAGTTAATTCTTCTATCGAAAATTTGTAATGCTAGTATTGATTATTTATTGGGAATAAAAAAGCGTGCATTATAAACACACGCCGAAAAATGTAAGTAAAAAAGCAATTAATTTTAACAGGTAATCTGTAAAAATCAGGTTTTCGCAATACATAATTCCTTTTGCTATATGTGGGAAAATAAATAAGCAAAAGAAAATGTAATATACTTGCATTTTCACACTGATTCGCTCTTGAGGCGGTGAACGAGGAGAAGTGTCGAAAACTGTTCTTGAACCATCATTTTGTAACTCAGTATCAAAGTAATATTTATCAGCTAATTCAGAAATAAGCAGATAAACAATATGGATGATTTCTTGAATGTGTTCATTTAACCAGTTGTTAATAACAGCTATAAGCTCTTCTGCTATCTGCATTAGATCATCAATGATTTGAGAGTTATAGAAGATATCAGTATACATAAAAACACCTCCTTTCATATATGTAATATTTTACATACTAAGCAGGAGGAAATACAAGAAGAATTATTTAAGACGGAGTGAGGTGAGTAAGATGGAAAGAAAAACACAAAATCAATTAGATGACATTGCTATTAAAGTTATTAATTTACTTGCTGATAAGGATGTTTGTATTGAAGATATCGATTGTTTATTTGAAATAGTGAATTCAATAATTCGTTCAGAAACAAAAGTAAAAAGAATAGATGGTTAAATCTATCCTTTTAAAGTTTAGTTTTTAAAATATCTTCTAGTGTTCTAGACATTTTTTCTAAAGATTTATCAGTTCCTTTGACACTAGTGTGCATATCGGGAAACGGATTATCAGCATCACAATCTAGATAAAATTTTTCTGTATATGAGTGTGAAGAAGAATGATATTTGATTTCAAAATTAAATTTCCTAGTTTTTAGTCTATAAGGAATTAGAGTACAGATCATTTGTCCGTTTGGAGCTAAAGTTGCACCTTTAGATTTTAAAAATGGGTTTCCTTCGATACCTTGGTTTTCTTCTTTAGTGATATTCATATCTGTGTTTATGTAGTCTATTACACAAGAACTGCTGCCAAAGTTTTTAGTAATGATATAGAGTTTTCCATCTAAATAATGTGAATAAATAGATATTATTGGTCGAGTGGATTCCTCAATCATTAAGTTGTTCTGTTTAAGTGTTTTAAGAGATATCCAAATTGCTACTACGCTAGTAAGTAAAGAACATACTATTCCAAACAATTCAATCCAATCAGATTCTGTAAAGTTGTTAAACATTTAATTCACCACCTTTCTATAAAAATGATTTTATCACTTTTTAGAAAAAGGTTGTAATGAAAGGAGTTGATAAATATGCCTATCCAGTGGGTAAATGCAAAAGATATTATGGAAATTCATAATAAAACGAACACAACAAACCCTCTAACCTATACTAAGGCAATTGAAGTTAAGGAAAAATGTATTGAACTTTATGAAAAAGAATTTGGTCATGTGGAACGTTTTAATAAGAATTTGATACCGCTAGATTGGTATGAAACTTATTTTGGAACAGGACTTTTGTGTAAGAAAGGAAAGGAACATAAAAAAGGTACTTCCAAAGCAGCTACCAACTGAACGAAGTACCTAAACACTAGAACCCTTGTATAAGAATTCATTTTTATTATAAGTGGTTCTCAATTAATTTTCAAGAAAAGGAGATGACAAAGTGGATTTAAAAGTAATCGACTTTAAGGGTCGAAATGTAATTGAAAGCAGAATGGTCGCTGAAATGATTGAGATGCGACACACAGAACTACTAAGAAAAATTAAAGGATATGACGAAATTTTAACCGACGCAAAATTGCGTTCGTTGGATTTCTTTATTAAAAACACATACAAAGATGGCAAAGGAGAAGAAAGACTGTGTTATCTGTTAACAAAACAAGGCTGCGAAATGGTCGCAAACAAGTTAACAGGAGAAAAGGGGGTTATTTTTACTGCACAGTATGTAGAAGCATTTAACAAAATGGAACAGAAAGTATCTATTCCTCAAAATCCTATGCAGGCACTAGAGTTAATGTTTAAGGCACACAAACAGACAGATGCAAAAGTAGAAGAATTAGATAATGATCTTCAATCTTTTAAAAAGGATATCCCTCTTTTGCCAGTAGAATGCGACGATGTACAAAAAGCGGTAAGACAGTTAGGTACAAAGATATTAGGTGGTCATGGTTCTCCGGCTTATTGCGACGATTCTATTCGTCAAAAGGTGTATTCCGATATTGGCAAAGAGATAAAGCATAAATTTAATGTACGTTCTTATAAAGCTATCAGAAGAAGACATTTAGAACAGGTTAATAAGATAATTGAAAATTATACCTGCCCTATCGAATTACAGGAAGAAATCAGTGCTAAAAACGCAGAAATGGATGGTGGAAATTATGCTTGATAAGTTTATCTCTGTAGTGATTATTCCCGTTGGATTAATACTTTCTACGGTATATTTTGTTGGCTGTTATAGACGCGGAGAGAATCCATTTTTTGAAGAAATTGAATGTGAAGATTAGCAAAAATAATCATAAAAACATACAATCACATAAAATTCACATAATTTTTTATTGAAAATTCAACACGATAATCAACACGCTATCAACATGATTTAAAGCCTTTATTTATCGTGTATAAACACATTTTATACTTATCATTCAACACGATAGATAACACGCATCCAACACAGTGCCAACATGCTTCCAACAACAGTATAAGAATGAAAAGAATGATAAGAATGAAAAGAAATATATAAAAGAGGGTAAAAAGATGAGAAAAATTTTATTGAAAAATATGAAGTTAAGAAACTTCAAGGGAATCCCTTCCCTAGACATTGCTTTTAATTTGACTGACACGAACATCTACGGAAGAAACGCAACAGGGAAAACAACTATCGTTGATGCGTTCATGTGGTTGTTCTTCAACAAAGATTCAAAAGGCAGTGCTGATTTTGACATCAAGACAAAAACAGCAGAAGGAAACTATCTTCACAATTTGGAACACACAGTTGAAGCTATTATTGAGGTAGATGGAACTGAAACAAAGTTCATGAAGCTGTACAAAGAAAAATACACCAAACAACGAGGAAGTACAACAGCAACATTCACAGGGCATACAACAGATTACTTTGTTGATGATGTTCCTAAGAAAAAGAAAGAGTATGAGGAAATCGTAAATCAGTTATTTGATAGCAAGTTTTTCCAAATTATCACTGATCCATTGTATTTTAATGAAAAAATGAAATGGCAGGATAGAAGAAAGTTGTTAATTGATATCTGCGGAGATGTATCTGATGAGTTAGTTATTTCTTCGAATGATGAATTAGAACCTTTGATTGGAGTATTGGGAACAAAATCTATTGATGATTACAGACTGCAGCTAAAAAGTCAAATGAAACCAATCAACGAAGAATTGAAAGCTATTCCCATTAAAATCAATGAAGCTAACCTCGCAATTCCAAAAGAGGTTGGAGAGGTTGACGAAGAAAAGCTTTCTTTCATCAACAATCGAATTCAGGAACTTGAAAGCAAGAAAGCATCAGCATTAAGTGGTGGAGCTATTGCTGAAAAGGAAACTGAACTGATTAAACTGCAAAACAAGAAACTGCTGTTTGAAAATGAAGTTCCTAACAGCAAGAAACTGAAAGATGAACTGTATGTACTGGATAATCAGAAAACAGCGTTAGAAAGAGAAATCCAGCGTACTGTTGGTGATATTGCTTTCAAGGAATCACAGCAGAAATCTAATGAAGAACAACGTGCAGATTTAAGACAGCGTTACATCGAGTTACATAGTATGGAGTATGACGAATCACAGAATATTTGCCCTGAATGTGGACAGTTACTTCCACAGGAAAAAATCAGTCATTTCATGGAAAGCTTTAATATTGGAAAATCCAATAAGTTAGAAAGCATCAATGCAAAAGGCATTGAACTAAAACAAGAATATGAAAAACGTGCTGATGAAATAACAATTCTTTCAAATGATGTTGAATTGAAGAAAAAAGAGTTGAATACTCTTCAAATAGCTATCAACGACAAGCAGAAAGAAATTGATGATATTCAGAATGTTTTCAAAGCAGAACAACGACAAAAAACGAACAAAGTAGATAAGCAGATAGTTGTTATCGAACAAGAGATTGCTGCATTAAAAAATGATGCTCAGGCAGTTATTGATGGCATTGATGAAGATATTCAGGCATGGAAACAGCAGAGAGCAGAAATCGAATCTATTAAGGCAAAAATTAATCTTGCAGAGGTTCAAAAGAAACGTATTGAAGAACTGGAAGCAAGAGAAAAGCAACTTGCAGATGAATATAACAAAATGGATCAACTGCTTTATTTGACAGACTTATTCATCAAAACAAAAGTGAATATGCTAACTGAAAAAATTAATAAGCATTTTGAATTATGTAACTTCAAATTGTTTGAGGAACAGATTAACGGTGGTCTGAATGAAGTATGCGAAATCACTGTAGATGGTGTTTCATTCTCTGATTTGAATAATGCGATGAAGATTAATGCAGGATTAGATGTAATCAATACGGTTTGTAATTATGCAAATACATATGCACCAATTTTTATTGATAACTGCGAAGCGGTGAATCAGACACTTCAAACAAACTCACAGCAAATTAGACTGTATGTGACAGATTCAGATGAATATTTAAGAGTAGTGAATGAATAGAAAGCAGAGGAATGAACAATGGAAAAAGTTAAAAAAGTAAATTTTGAAGATGGTTTTGAATTGCCTGAAGGATTGGAAATGTTTAATCTAACATGTAATGTGAATGCCGAAAGTCGTGGTATAAGTGTTACATTTGGGTTTATGAAAGACGAAGTACAGCTTGAACTTATGAAGGCCTTTGGAAAAGAAAAAGAATATCAGCATTATTTAGAATCTGTATCAAAAATTATGGAGCCAGTTTTTGATGAATTGAATAAAATTACTACCAATTTTATTCAAAATGAACTGCTAAAAAGTCCTGTTTTAAATCGTGAAGAATTAGATGTTTTGATTTCTAAATTATTAGCTAGAGCTATTTTGGGAGGTAGAAGATAATGACACAAGTACAGACAAAAGATGCAAAGAATGAAATGAAAGTTTCAGTCCAGCAGTTAGAGCAACAAGGCTTGATTATGCCTAAGAATATCACTGATACAGTGTTTAATACCTTATCAGTTTATCAACAACAGGGAACTGTGGCTTTCCCTCAAAACTATAGTGTAGGAAACGCTTTGAAAGCTGCTTATCTAATCTATCAAAACGATAAGAAACTACAGGCTTGTACGAATGCATCCGTTGCGAATGCACTGTTGGATATGTGTATTGCAGGGCTAAATCCTAGTAAAAATCAGTGCTATTTTGTACCGATGGGAAACCAGTGTACATTGATGCCATCATATTTTGGTAAACAGACAATGGTTAAGAGAATCAAAGGTGTTAAAGATGTACGTTCTGATGTTATCTATAAAGATACAGAATATGAATTGCTACTTGATGAATACGGAAACGATGATATTAAAATCACGAAACCATGCCCGCTAGATAAGAGAATTAACGCAAATATCATTGGTGCATGGGCAAGGGTTATTCTTGATCCTGAAGTATGGGGAGTGGAAACATATACTTCTATCATGACACTTGAAGATATTACCAATGCATTCAATATGGGCAACGCAAAAGGGCAATCAAAAGCGCATAAATCATTTTTAAATGAAATGGCAAAGCGTTCTGCAATCAACCGCTGCATCAAGAATTTTATCAATACTAGAGATGATCAAGATATTTTGGTTGAAACGGTTAATCGTGTTACTTCAAATGAATATAAAGAACCTAATGTGTACGAAGATGTTCAGTATGAGGTACATGAAGAACAGGCTACACAGGTTATTGACATTCCTCACGAAGCACACACAGAGACACAGAATCAAGGCACAGAGCAACCAAAAATACAGACACAAGAAAATACACCAGTTGATAACAAACAGACTACAGAGTCCAAACAAATGGGGATGGAGTGGTAATGAAAATTAAACCAGTCGCATCTTCATCAAAAGGAAATGCCTATTTAGTTTCAGATGGTACGACCACAATTCTTCTTGAATGTGGTCTTCCACTTAAAGAATTAAAACATAAAACAAAATTTGTTGTTCCTGGTCAAATAGATGCTTGTTTTGTAAGTCATAGTCATAACGACCATGCTAAGTCATTAAAAGATATGTTGAATGCTGGTGTTGATTGCTATGCCTTGAAAGATACATTTGAATCAAAAGGGGTTACCGAACATCATAGAGCAAAAAACATTGAAATAAATAAGTTGTATACTGTTGGAACGTTCAATTTTATTACTTTAGAAATGAAACATGATGTTCAATGTGTTGGATTTCTCATACATTCAAAAGAAACAGGGGAAAGACTTTTATTTGCAACAGATACATATTTGATAAAGTATGCACCTAAAGATTTAGATTACATCATGATAGAAGCTAATTATGATGTGAGATTAGTTGAAGATGATGCGCTTAAAAACAGGTTGTTTAAATCGCATATGAGCATAGATACAACAGTTAATTATTTAAAATCTATTGATATATCAAGAGTAAAAACAATATATTTGTTGCATTTATCAAGTAGACATTCAAATGAAGTAGATTTCAAAAAACGTGTACAGGCTGCAACAGGGAAACCAGTTGTAGTTTGTGAAGAATAGAAGAAAGTAAGAGGTAAGAAAAAAATGTTAAAAGAATTAGCAGAAAAAATTGAACAGTTAGTAGAAGAAAAGGTTAAACCTGAAATCATTGAACATGAAGGTGTTGATTACGTTCAAACAGCAAGAGGTTTTGAAGCATTGAGAAAACCCTCAACAAAAGCGATTGAAGTTAATAGCTTAGAAGGTTTAGTTAAGATGATTAAAAATTATTTAAAGGATGCTGAATTAGATGGAATGTATGGGATACATAAACCATTTGTTGTGAATATTGATTTCAACAGAATCGAAGTCATGAGTGCTTTGTGTGAAGATAAATCAAGAAATTATCTTGCTGAAGCAAACCCAATGATTCCACGATTAAGCATCGGATCTGACATGTCAGTTGAAGAAATGATTATTCTTCTTTCAACTTCATTTATTCCAACTGAAAACACACAAAAATTCATTGAATCACTTTCTTCATTAAGGGTTGTTGAGGAAGTTGAGTTCAATGATGATGGTGTAGGTCAAACAGTAACAGCTAAAAAGGGTGCATCAATGAATCAGAAATATCAAATTCAGCCTATTGTAAAGTTGAAACCAATTAGAACATATGCAGAAATAGAACAGGTAGAATCTAAGTTCTTGTTCAGAGTTAATAAAAATGGAACTGTATGCCTACGTGAAGCAGATGGCGGTCAATGGAAGTATGAAACACAGAAAAGAATTGTTGCTTATCTTGAAGAAAATCTGAAAGAAGAAATTGAAGCAAATGATGTTATTGTAATTGGTTAGAGGTGTTGTTATGGATAATATTACACAATCGAAAAAGGTACCGAAAATAGGTATATTGTCTATTCAGAACGGACAAATCATTAAAAATATTGATTATGAACTAGATAAGATTATTAATAATATCAACGATATTAATACCGATGATAAACCACGTATTTTAAATATAAAAATAAAAATTACCCCAATTCAGGATAAGAGAAAACTAATCGTTGAATGTACACCTACATCAAAGTTGCGACCATTAAATAAAGTTGAAACAACATTGTTTAATATTCAAGAAACGGATAAGGAAACTGGTGAGGTAAAAACGAAGTTACAAGAAATTACAGATGTTGCCGTGGGACAGTTAAACCTTGATGGAGAGATACAGGAAGCTCCTGAACCAATTTTTATTGGACTTGGTGTGTAGGTGATTTGACATGATTTTATCAATTGATCCAGGGAATGAGTATAGTGCTTATTCCCTTCTAAATGAAGATTTGAAGCCTGTCAAGTTTGGAAAGGTTTTAAATTATGAACTATTAAAAATTTTAGAAGATTATCTTTTGTTGGATGGCATAGATCATTATGCTATAGAAATGATAGGACATTATGGAACAGGGATGCCAGCAGGAAAGACGGTGTTTGATACGTGTGTATGGATTGGTAGATTTACAGAACTTTATTACCATCATACAGGCAAAGAGCCGACATATATCATGAGAAAAGATGAGAAAATCAATCTTTGTGGGAATATGAAAGCGAAGGATGGAAACATCAGACAAGCACTTATTGACCGTTTTGGAGTAGTAGGAACAAAGAAAAATCCAGGATGGTTCTATGGTGTATCTAAAGATATTTGGGCGGCTATTGCAGTAGGTGTTACGTTTCACGATATATATTTAGCAGGACAAGGTTATGAAAAAGAAATTAATTAAGATTTCTAGGATACGTGAAGAACATGATATGCTGCATGGAATTAGAAATTCAATTGAACAAAGATTGAGTGTTAGTCATAGCTCTGCGTTTACTAAAGAAATTATGGATAAAGTGGATTTGATTATTGAAATCTCAACAGAAATGGGAATTGATATTGCTAAACACGGATTTGATGATGAAGTAAAAACAAATCTGTACATAGCGCAACAAAGCAGAAGGGAATGATTGGATGATTTATATTTTAATAGGTATTGTTATTTTTGAAGCTGTAGTAATAATCAATTTAAAAAATGAAGTGACGAGATGCAGGGAGGTTATATCTAAATATAAAGAATTGATGAAAAGATGGTGGAATGATTCTTCATCAAAAAAGGTTTCAAATCATGAATTGCACTAATTTGATTGGTCGTATGACAAGAAATCCTGAATTGAGATACACAAGCAATAATCAGCCAGTCGTATCCTTTACGTTGGCTGCTAACAGACCATTTAAAACAAATGATGGACAACAGAATGCAGACTTCATACCCTGTGTCATTTGGGGAACAAAGGCAGTAAATGTTGATAAATTTTGTTCTAAAGGTTCGCTTGTTGGTGTTACAGGAAGATTGCAAAGCAGGTCATATGAGAATGCACAAGGTCAGACAGTATTTGTTCTTGAATTGGTATGTGAAAGTATTCAGTTCCTAGACACAAAGAAAAATGATAACCACGTTTCTAATTCATTGCCACAACAACAATTTAACTATGATGATCAATCTGTTGTAAATCAGTCTAGTAATACATATCAACAGGATTATGGAAATACGCTTGATATAGCAAGCGATGATTTACCTTTTTAGTAATAGGAGATGAAGCAATATGTCAGTAACAAATGGATACATAAAAGTTCATAGAAAACTGGTCGACTGGGAGTGGTATGACAGTTATCCGGAGTTTAAATTATTCATGCATCTGTTACTAACTGTAAATCATTCTGATAGTTACTGGCATGGGGAGTGTATTGAGCGTGGAAGCAGAGTTACTTCGTTGTCAAGTCTATCTAATGAAACAGGATTATCAATACAACAATTAAGAACAGCAATTCGTAATTTAAAATCAACAAATGAAATAACAAGCATATCAAGGTCAAAAAACACTTTGTTTATCGTGTTAAATTATGACAAGTACCAAGGAGATAACACGATAGTCAACACGCTACCAACAAACGGAAAACAAACATTTGAAAATAAGCATGAAGAAACTACTAAAATTAACTATCAGCAAATTGTCGATATGTACAATGAAATTTGTGTATCGTTTTCAAAAGTCCAAAAGGTTTCTGAAGAAAGAAAAAAAGCAATAAAAGCAAGACTTAAAACATATTCGATAGAAGATATTAAGAAGGCTTTTATGATGGCAGAACAAAGTGACTTTCTAAAAGGAAAAAACAGTAGAAATTGGTCAGCTACATTTGACTGGATGATGAAAGATACGAACTTGGCCAAGATACTAGAAGGAAATTACATCAATAGGAACACTAACAAAGAACTTCCTGATTGGTACTTTAATCAAGACTTGGCACAACCAAATAATGTACATGTTGATGATGAAGAACTGAAAAAATTACAGAATATGTTAAATGATTAAGAAAAATGTGGTGCTTCGTCTTCATGGCATATCCGGCATCGTGGAAAGTGTCGAAAAATTACCGCATAACTAAAAAATGTCATGACTCATAGCATTTTCAATTCAATAAATTATGGAAGGATGGTGAATAGTTTCTCTTTTCTATATCTTTAAAAGAAGATGTGATATGGGGACGGAGCATCACTAGAAAGGAATATATGAAATTTGATGAAGAGTTAAAAAAGGAGAAAAATCCTGCTGTTATTAGAATTGGTAATTACTTGAAAAAAAGAGCTGAAACAGATTCTTCAGTTAAAAATAATTTGCAAAAGGAAAATAAATCCTTAAAAGAATGCTGGGATTATGTTTTGGGAGAGGTTGCTAAAACGATGTATCGTAATGGTAAGTTTGGATGTGTTGCTGGTGATGATGAAGATCTATATGCATTAGCTGTACATTACTACGATGAAGATGAAATCAAAATTGAACCACTTCCTTCCGATATGAAAGTTGAAGCAAGAATGGATGAAGAAAAGAAAGATGAAAAAGCTGTAGAAACCGAACCTAAAGAACTGCCTAAAAAAGAAAAGGTAAAAAGAATTAAGAAAAGCATAAAAGAACCAGCCGAGGGACAAATCAGTTTGTTTTGAGGTGGATTATGAAAGATACGAAATTATTGGAACAATTAGGGGATACAAAACTTAAATGGCCAAAAGGACTTAGAAAGTATATATATGAAAAAACTCTGTACAAAACAACAAATAAATGTACTACATATTATGTTAATACTTTAGAAATTTGGAGAAAACGTTTATTAATGAGAACTTTTGCTTTCTGTGTTCCTAAAGGTGTTGATCGTCCATTCAATATGGGAATACAAGAAGTTTGCAGAAGGTTAGAGGGCGAAAAAGAAGTATTGCTTTGTCAAATAGAAAATAGTTATATGGGAGGAAGAACAGTATATTTCACAGAAACAGGGAAGTGGATAACTAGAAAAGAAAAATCTAGTTATTATGCTTGGTATACAGGTGGTAAAAGTAATTGGTGGTTCTTTGATTATGATATGTTTGATTATAAGGAATGGATGAATAAGTTAGAAATGCCATATTGTGGATATGATTCACCGAATTATGTATATAAAATACCTTTTTTTCAGTATGTTGAACTGTATAAAAAATATCCAAAAATAGAGCTTTTGGCTAAAGGTGGTATGTGGAAGTTGATTACCGGAGCAAGATATTTGAACTTAAAAGGTAAGTCATTTGAACAAATTTTTAAAATATCTTCTTGTTGGAAAAAACATATCAAAGAGTTGGAAATAAGCGATATATTGCTTATTAGAAAAAATGACATTCATACCATGGATGAATTAAATTATTTTAAAAAAATTTCTGTGAGAAATCTAAAATACATTAAAAAATATTTTAATAGCAAAACAATAAACTATGTAAATAAGTTCTCGGATAATTTTCCATTCAGCGAATACAATGACTACTTACGAATGGCAGAAGAAATGGGATGTCAAATGGAAAGGAATAGGGTGTTGTTTCCAAAAGATTTACATGAAGCACATGACAATATGCTTAATCAGTATCAAGAGTTTAAGGATAAGGAAGTAAATGAAGGGATAAAGGAAACAGCCAAAAGGCTGATGAAATATAAATTTAATTCAGATGGTTTATTTATAGTTCCAGCAATGAATAATAAAGAGCTGATTAATGAAAGTAGGGTGCTAGATCATTGCGTTCGAATATATGCAAGTAGAGTTTCAAAAGGAGAGACAGGTATTTTATTTATTAGGAAAAAAGAAGAACCAGAAACACCTTTTGTAACTTTGGAACTTAAAGGTAAAAGAGTTGTACAAGTACGTGGATATAAAAATAATGTACATAATCCCCTTGATCAATCAGTTATAGACTTCGTACACAAATGGGAACAAGAATTTAGACTGGAAGGATTCTAGAAATGAAACGTAAATGCAGCCTTTGTGGAGAGTACAAAGAAGAAAAAGAGTTCAGATATATGAACAAATAAAAACGTTTCAATGCCTATTGCAAAGAGTGTGAGAAATGGTATCACAGACATTACGTTAGAAAAGAGAAGAGGAAGTGAAAAATAATGACAAGACATCAAATTGCAGGACTAATGTTATTAGCGATGTTCACTGTAATGGCGATTACGTTTATGATAACGATCATCCAGCGAAGAAGAGAATATCAGGAAGAAGATAAATTAAGTAGGGAGGTATATAGGAGGAAGAAAGATGAATGATAAAGAAAAACCAAAGATATGCATTGATCCTGTAATAAAATTTTGCCAGGAATGTAGATATGGTTGGGTTAAATATCCTGAATGGGTTGAGAATTATGAAGATACATTAGATTGTAGCGTCGAAAGTGGATGTACATTAGGCTTAGAAAATACTGAACCTACCAAAGAAGAATTAGAAGAGTTTGAAAAGTGAGAAGGAGTGAAGAAGAATGAAAAAGTTATTATTTTGCGTATGTTGCTTATTTATTTTAAGCGGTTGTAGTGAATTTAATCAAAAATTAAATGATTCACAGTCTTGGGAAAGAGAAAAAGAATATTGTGTTGATGGAAAAAATATTTGGGTTCTTGAAAGAGGTAATGGAGAACGTATAAATATTACATCACAAATTGTTGGCGAATGTGAATTAGAAGAAGGAAAGAAGTGATGATGATAGCACAACAAATGAAAGAATTGGGGTGGATTGAATGAAAGAATTGGTATGTCCTCATTGTGAAAATGATAAAGAATTTTATACAAAAGAAAGTTATAAAGGTAAATGCAAAGTTTATTTTAGAAGTGATGGAAAAGAAACTGAAAATGGATCAATGTATGAATATGCTGAACATAAATTAATAAGTAAATTTGTTTTCTGTGCCGAGTGTGATAGAAGAGTTTGTAAGGTTGAAGAAATAAAGGTGAATTAAAATGAACACTAAATTATTATGTTTATTATTGAATATATCATTAATGATATTTACAGCATGGCTTATTTGGTACTTCAAAAATGGATGGAGGATATTATTATATGTATTTTGTTGCTATACTGTCGAAGAAAAATGAAAGGAAGATGCAAAGTAAATGAGAAAGTATCTTGAAGCAAATTATCATTGTAAGATATGGCAAGATAGGAGAGGATACCATATTGAATTTGATGGTGTTGAAGTGAAAGTGTGTAAGTATATGTCAGAAGTTGAAGATTATTTAAAAGAAAGAAAAGCAAAAAGTGTAAAAAGGGCTAAGTTAGATAGAGGGTATTGATAGTGAAATGGAAAGATCAACAAAAAAAAGCATTAACTAAACAAATGCAGCTTAATTACATAGAAAGCGAACTAATGAATTATTACTGGCATTTGGCTGAATGGAAAAGGTATGATGATGAAATTAATAGACTTAAAGAAGAATATAACGAAAAGTTAAATGACCCTAGTGTTGGTGGTTCAATTGTTAAAATGCCTGATGGTAATCAAGAAAATAGTCCTTGGCAGATTGAAATGAGTGGGAAGATATATTTGCTTGAAGAAAAGAAATCTATTGAAGAGATGTATTTAAATAGGTGTGATGAATGGTTATCTGTATGCACTCCAGCACAAGAAAAGATGTTTCATCAGTATGTGATGATACAACAATGTACAGATGCTTTTAAAGCAGGACAATTAACTGGATTTTCAGAAAATAATGTCAAAAAAAGCAGGGAAAGAGTGCTAAATAAAATTTATTTAAATTATTTTTCTAAAAATGTACACTAAGTGACACTTTTTCCGTGTTATAATGATAGCATGAAGTAACGAGGAAGGAATTATTCCCCACCCATTTTCCTTCCTCGACTTCTATTGAGTAAGTGACATCCAGAGATGGATGTTTTTTTTGTGAATAAAGTGTATAATAAATTTAGAGAAATGGGGGAATAATTGTGGAAGTAAATTTTTTACCTGATTTAATGGAAGCTGAAGAACGAGTAAGGTACTATGAAATTAAGTTGAGAGATCTAAATACAAAGAGTAAAAAAAGCAAAAAGGTTTACAGAAATACGTTAATAGCTATTGCAATTGTAATTATAATAGTTGCTCTGGTAATTAGTTTTGATATTAATAATTATGTTTCAGATAATATCAATGCTAGGAGAACAGATTTATTTTTGAAATTAGTTGAGATTGCTAGTATGCCAGTTCTTATATTTATATGTACAAGATTATATAGCGTTAATTTAGTTTCTGATCAATTAAGATATGAGTGTAGGGATAAATTGTTTCAGAGCTTTGTTGAATTAAAGAAAAAGAGACCATTAACAGTAGAAGAAACAAGATTATACATGGGATTATTCGAAGAATTATAAAAGCACCCACTGTGGTGCTTTTCTTTTACCCAAAAAGAAGTGATGATATGAAATATAAAATTAAAAACAAAGAAGAAGTAGTGAAAGCACAACAGTATGATCCTAAAGGATTACTAGCAAAAGCCAATATTTTAATAGACACTGGAATAACAAAATTCAAGCTACATCGAGGAGATTGGATAGTAGAAGATAATGTATATATTTATGTTGTGAGAAATGAAGATTTTTATAAATTCTATGAGATGGTTAAATGAAATTTCCATGCAGTAAAGATGGTTGTAAAGATAGATTTTGTCCATATCTATGTGAAGCATATAGAGAATGGATTAAGAAATATAAGGAGAAATAGATGCTACTACGCAAAACGACGAATGAGAGAGGTGGTGAGATATGCCGAGAAAACCTGATGAGCGATATGATCAGGCATATGAGCTGTTCAAAAAAGGTTGTAAGTTAGTTGAGATTGCAAGTCAACTGAACTTGCCTGAAGGAACAGTTCGGCGCTGGAAATCAACACATAAATGGGATAGCGAGCGTTCGGTAAAGAAAACGAGCGTTCGCAAACGAGGTGGCCAACCTGGGAACAAAAACGCAACAGGACCACCAGGCAATCGTCATGCAGAAAAGCATGGCTTTTTTTCTAAGTGGCTTCCGGAAGAAACGAAAGAGATTATAGGCGAAATGAGTTCCATGAATGAATTGGATATCTTATGGAGCAATATTCAACTGCAGTTTGCAGCTATCATACGTGCACAGAATTTGATGCATGTAAAGGATCAATCTGATAAAACAGTTGAAAAGGTTGAAGAAAAAGATGGCAATGTAGTTGGTGAACGCTGGGAAATTCAGCAGGCATGGGATAAGCAAGCTACTTTTCTTTCAGCACAGAGCAGAGCAATGAAAACACTAGAAAGTATGATAAAGCAATATGATGAGATGTTGCATAAAAACTGGGATATTGCATCTGAAGAACAGAAAGAACGTCTTGAACTGTTAAAAGTGCAGAGGAAGAAATTAGAAATGGATGCAGGCACGGAAGACGATGATGAAAAGGTGGTAATTGTAAATGACATCAAAGAAACAGAAAATAATTAAACTAAGCGATATTATCATTCCTAAATATCAGCCTCTTGTGAACGATAAAACTCACATGCATAAGATTCTTTCTTCTGGCCGAGCTGGAACAAAATCATCAGCAATGGCCATAATCACTGACTTCCTGATTGTATCTGAACCAAATTCAGCTGCTATAATTATGCGAAAGCATCACAACAAGCTTAGAAAAACCGTGTACAAAGAAGTTATTCGTGCGATAGATAGACTAGGCTTAAAAAAGAGTATGTTTGTTATTGGAAAAAGTCCAATGCAGATTACTTACAAGAAAAACGGAAATGTTATCTATTTTACTGGATCTGATTCCATCGATGATACCAAAGGTATGATTGATGAAGAAAGAAAAATAAGGCTAGTTGTTCTTGATGAGGTAACTGAATTCTTTGACAAAGGCGAGGGTGCTGATGAAATATCAAATATCGAGGCAACTTTCGTACGAGGTAATGATGATTTCTTTGAAATGTATTATCTGTTCAATCCGCCAAGAAATGCAAATGCTCCAATCATGCGTTGGGTAAAGAAAATGGTAAAAAGGCCTGACTGTATTCACATACATAGTGATTATAGGGATGTACCAGTAGAGTGGCTTGGTAAAAAGCTGATTGAGTCGGCAGAAATGATGAAGAAAGCTGATTCAATGATGTATGAATGGCTTTGGCTTGGTAAATGTGTGGGAACTGCTGAAACAGTATATTACATGTTTAAAAACTCCATGATCCATCATGAAAATAACTTCAACAGATTGATTCATGTAGGAATTGGAGTGGATTACGGTCAGCTGAATGCAACAACATTTGAAGCTTTTGGTCTTGATCAAGACGATATGATTGCAAAAGGTATTAGAGAGTATTATCATTCAGGGCGAGAAACAGGAAGGCAGAAGTCACCTAGCGAATATGCAAGAGATTTTAAAGAGTTTTATGAACTTATTGAAAATCTAATCAATGTTGGTAATACAGGCACAAAGAGAAAGATTGAAGCTGTGTTTATTGACCCATCAGCTAGAGGTTTTGCTGAAGAAATTAAACGTATTTTACCAACAGTAAGAATTGTGCCGGCAGACAATGCAGTAAAGGTAGGAATTGAACGTGTCCAAAAAATGTATTCATTTTCTCGATTAAAGATAAGTGATACACAAGAACATCTGATTGACGAAATTGATTTATATAAGTTCAATAAAGATTTGCTGGATAAAGGCAAAGAAGAAGTATTGAAAGAAAATGACCATTGCATGGATGCGAAAAGATATTATGTGATGGGGATGTGGCGATATCTTAAAATGCTATTGCCGATAACGGAGAGAGGTGATAAATGATGGCCGAGGATTTATTAAAAAAGAGATTAGGCATACAAAGTGGAATATCTTCAAAGATGAAAGAAGCCTTGCTTAAATGGAAGAAAGCTTATATTAATGAATCATCATGGATTAAAGATGATGTAGAAAGCTTAGAACTTCCTGCCTCTATTTCGAGTGAAATAGCTAGGTTGGTTACCATAGAATCAACAATTACTTTTAGTGATGGTGTTAGAGCAAATTTTCTTAGCAAGCAGCTTGATTATTTTAGAAATCAGAAAAAGGAAATTGTAGAAATGGCATGTGCTATTGGTGGTATGTATTTTAAGCCTTATGTCAATAATGGAAAAGTCATTATCGATTACATTTATCAGGATGAAGCGATTCCGTTTCGTTTTGACTCCGAGAAAAGAATCACAGGTGTAGTCTTTCCAACATTTTTAATAGAAGATAATAAATGTTATGTACGTTTAGAAATCCATGACTATGGTGATGGTGGGTACACGATTAGCAATCGATGTTTCGTATCTAAGGATATGTATTTAGATGGTCCTATAATTGGCAACCTAGGAAATGAAATTGATATAAAAAAAGTAAAAGCATGGGAAAACATAGAGCCATTAATTGAAGTTAGCGGTACAGATGGGCCGCTTTTTTCATATTTTCGTATTCCATTAGCTAACAATATCGATCGTAAATCACCGTTAGGTGTATCTGTTTTTTCTAGGGCATTAAAACGGATTCGCAAAGCAGATATACAGGCTTCACGACTAGACTGGGAGTTTGAAAGCAAGGAAACAGCCATTGAACTGGATGAAAGTTATCTTACACAGGATATCTATGGAAATACCAAGCTTCCGCAGGGGAAAGAAAGAATGTATCGAACCTATTCAGGATCAGAAAGCTTTGATAAAGGAAAAATATATGAACATTTTAGTCCTGATATACGGGATCAGTCTTTTATAAATGGTTTGGATAGATATTTGCGGGATATTGAGTTCAATTCAGGATTAGCATATGGAACACTTTCCAATCCTCAAAATATCGATAAGACAGCAGAGGAAATAAAAGCATCTAAGCAACGCTCCTATCAGCTGGTTAAGGATATTCAGAATTCCTTGGAGGAAGCTCTAAAAGAACTAATTAGATGTTTAGATGAACTTGCTACAGCTTATTCATTGGTACCGGATGGTGAATATAATGTACTGTTTGAATGGGATGATTCAATTATTTTGGATGCAGCTAAGGAAAAACAGCAGGATATTCAGGATATCAATACTGGAGTATTGAACAAATATGAATATCGCATGAAATGGTATGGCGAAGATGAAGAAACAGCGAAAGCCAAGATTGCAGAAATGAATGCAGGAAAGTCTGGAATATCGTCTGCTTTCGGTAACAGTGATTATGGTGATGAATAATGCTCGATCCCGAATATTTAAAAAATATTACTTCCGACTTAGAAGATTATTGGTATGATTTAGAGACGAATATATTGAAAGATATTGCTGAACGAATAAAGTTGAATAAAAATAAGCTTACAAGTACAGCAAGTTATCAGATAGTAATTGCGAAAGAATTGGAAATTTCTGATGAAAAAATAAGTTCTTATTTAGCAAAAGCACTGGATATAACTTTGGAAGATGCATCGAAGATTATTAAAGAGGCTTCTTATAAATCTGTCGAAAGCGATAATGAAATATTTGAGGAAGCATATAGAAAAGGTTTTATAAATAACTTTTCTTATGACAAAGATTCATTCAAGTCAATTATTGAAAATGGAATTATTCTTTCTTCTAATGATATTTCAAATTTGTGTAATACAACTGCACAGACTGCTAGGAAAAAACTGTTGGAATGTCTAAATTCTGCATATATGATGTCAGAGAGTGGAGCATTTGGTTATGATGTGATAGTGGATACTGTCGTATCGAAATTGGCCAGAGATGGATTAGAATGGATTGATTATGACAGTGGAACGCATCGAAGGCTTGATTCAGTGATACGTGCTGCGGTTAGAACTGCTGCTAATCAAACTGCTGCAAAGTGCCAAGAAAAGAATATGGATGATCTAGAGTGCAATTTAGTTGAGACATCTGCTCATATGGGAGCTAGGCCATCTCATGCCGAATGGCAAGGGCAGATATTTTATCGAAACAAGCCATACAAAGATTATTCTAACTTTTACGATGCGACAGGATATGGAACAGCTGGCGGATTATGTGGAGTAAATTGCAGACATAGCTATTTTCCTTTCTTTGAGGGTATAAGTACTCCTTCGTTTGAAAAGATAGATACAGAAGAAAATAAACAGTTGTATGAATTACAACAGAAACAACGTTACAATGAAAGGAAAATCCGGGAATGGAAACGAAAAAGAGACGTTAAAGAAGCTGCTGGGTTGGATACTACAAAAGAAAAAGCTAAGGTTCGTGAATGGAATAAGAGAAATAAAGAATTGATTTTATCAGATTCTAGATTGAAGAGAAATTATGGAAGAGAAAAAAGCTATGGATCACATAAAGGTAACAAGCTTAAAGAATTTTACGCAACTGATGATAAAAATGTTAAAATAAAAGTTAGAAAAGGAGAAACTAATTTAACGAAACATCAATATGAATCAGCGATTGTTTATGACCAAAAAGGAAATGTGATTTTGAAAAAGGATGGGTCACAGCATGAGGTTGAGTTTACAGAAAAGGAACTTCATCTAATGAAAGATGCAGTAGTAACTCATAACCATCCTAAAGATACCACATTTTCTCCTGATGACATTTATATGCTTATAAACAATAATATACAGGAAGTGCGAGCAACTACTTCAAAAGGAACTTTTGTATTAAGACGTAATGAAAATATTCACTTAATGCCTCCAAAAGAAGAATTTGTTAAAGAACATTATTCGTTATATATTAAGTATAGAGATGTATATATGAATAAACATCCGAAATGGGAAAATGATGTTGGAAGAATGGATAGAGTAGTTCAAAACAATGTTATGAACTATCTAGCACGAAAATATGGATTTGATTATAATTTTGTGGAGTGAATATTATGAAAAACAAAGAAGAAAAATTTATTATGGACGAATACATGATAACTCCAAGCACTAAATGTATTGACTGTAAATTTTTAGGTGAACCAAAGGGTAAAGGATGGACATGTCATAAGTATCCTAAAAAAATACCAAGAGCAATCTGGAAATCAGGTAAATGTACACATTATGTTTTTGAAAAGAAAGAAATAGATGATATAGACTTACCGGAATTATTATTTGATGAAGATTAGAATTGTTATTTTGAACTTGCACTCAAAGCGAGTGCTTTTTTGTAGGAGGAAAAGTATAGTGGAATTAAAAGATACAATCGAAATGATGAATAGTGATGATTTTAAAGAAAGATTTAGAGCAGAGTATTATCAAGTAAAAACTCGTTATGATAAGTTAGATGCAATGACAGTCAAATATGAAGCTGGTACATTGCCATTTACACCTAAATGCTCACTTGAATTACTAAAAGAACAGAAGAAACATATGGGTAATTACATTCGTTGTTTAAAAATTAGAGCAGAAATCGAAGGTATTGAACTGTAGGAGGAAAAAAAGATGGATAGTGGCAAATTTTTAAATTTATGCAAACAGAAAGTTGCTGATTATTTTAACGAGCATGCAGATAAAACCGATAATAAAATATTACCAAAGATAATGTATTTGTTGTTTGGAATTGCAAGACACTGCAGAACAACAAGGCATTGCTGAGTACATCTGTAAGTGATGGCATGTATTATGAATTTACATACAACGGAGATAAAAGAGAGTTGTATATGGATGCTTACAAGAAATGGGAAAATGTCTGTTTTGCTGTGGAGGAATAATTATGCCAAAATATAGAAAGAAACCTGTAGTGATTGAAGCAATACTATTTACAGGTACAGAAGAAAATTGTAAAAAATTAGAAAATTTCTGTAATGGATATATTTCGTTTAATTATACAGAATGTAAGTATATAAGAGATTCGAGTACAGCACAAACTTTAGTATCAGCAGAAATCGAAACATTAGAAGGAATAATGGAAGCATCTGTTGGTGATTACATTATTAAAGGTGTAAATGGAGAGTTTTATCCATGTAAGCCTGATATTTTTGAAAAAACATATGAGAAAGTAGATGGTTGATGTGTGCCATCATGTTTACACAACAGTATATACAGCATATTATGATAAAAGATTAGATTGCAGGGTTCGCAGAGAAACGGATACCTGCATTTTTTGTGGGCATAAGTTTGCAGAAAGGAGGATTGCGGTGAAAGATCCACCGAAAAGGCGGCTGCCATATTTTGGTCCGCATTTAAAATGACACGTGAATGAACGTGTTTTTATTTTGAGGCGACACCTCATTAAAAACAGGGAAGGTGGGACGCACACCTAAAACGTGAGAATAGGGCGACACCCTTAAAACAGGAGGATATATGAATAACTTTTTAAAATTTCCATTAAACATTCAACTTTTTGCTGATGATCCAACACCAGCACCAAATCCAGAGCCAAGTCCGGCTCCAGTACCAAGTGCACAGCATCCTGAAATTGATTATGATAAGTTAGCAAGTGCGATTGAAAGTCGCACCTCTCGAAAAGAAGAAGGCATCGTTAAATCATATCTAAAAGAACAGGGCTTATCAGAAGATGAAATGAAAGAGGCATTAAAAGCCTATAAAGAAACGAAAGCTAATAAAGTTAAAGAAGAGCAGGAAAGAATCAATAAGATTATCAGAGAAAACAATGAGTACAAGAAAAAAGAGCTTATGGTACAGGTTACCTCCGAAGCTAAAACAATTGCTAAGGAATTAAATGTTCGTGAAGATCGATTCGATAAGCTGATGGCATTATGTGATCAGAAAGATTTTATGGATGATAAAGGTGTTATTAATAAAGAGGCAATCAAGAAAGAAATGGAAAAACAGCTTCAGGACCTGCCTGAATTTAAGACAAAAAAACAGGTTACATTCACAACTCCACAAAACGGAAATCAAACACCTCCACAAATGACTGATGAGGAGGCATATCGTAAACGAAAATACGGCAAAAATAAATATTACAGAGGATAAATAGGAGGAATATTATGAACTATGGTAATTTAAACGTTGACGAAAGATATAGCTCACTGGTTGAGCCTAATCTTTACTTTGACAATATTTTTGAACCTGGTATTACTTACAACGATGCATATCAAGGTGATGCAAATAGCGGATTGGTAAAAATTTATAAACAGAAATCTGATGGAACAGTGGGAGCTTCTACACCAGCAGGAGATTTTGAAGATGAAAATGCAGAAAATGAATTAATTGACTTACGTTTAAATAATGCATTCAGAAAATCTAAGAAAATTCATCGTGTTGCTGCAAATGCTGTTTCTTATTCACTTGCTGATCAGACATTGTCAACGGCAGTTCAGGACTGCAAACAGGGAGAAATGGCAGCTGGATTGGCTTGTCTTACTCATGAAGGTACAGATTTAGGAGATACAACTGCTATTACTTCTAAGAATGTAAAATCAATGATTTTAAAAGCACGTATAAAAGCACGTAAAGGAAAAGCATCTCCAAATGTTGTTTTGGCTAGTGTTGATGTATTCTCTGCAATGCTTGAAGCAGCTGGAGACCAGTTTACGCCAGTAGCTAACGATGAAATGGCTCGTAGCGGACAGGTAGGATACTGGTTAGGAATGTTATGGAAAGAAGCTAATGCATTAGAGGCATCTGAAGCTGTATATTATGACCACGCAGGAACAAAACAGACAGAAGACTTAACTAAAGTTGATTTTATCATGTACGATTATATGGCATTCCACAAGGTTGATAACTTGGAAGAAACACGTATCATTGATTCTGAAAACTTTGTTGGATCTAAAGCACAGGTTGAAATCAATGACGGATTCCGCGTATCTAATGCAGCACGTGTAATTGTAAAAAAAAAATCCTAGCTGATGGCGAGATGAAAGATGGTGCAGGTATTTCTAAGAATTTGCAAGAAGTATCCGGAGAGACAGATTGTTACGGTAAACAGGCAAGCGAATTAGGTTCTGTTACTTTTGAAGAACGTTTTTTAATAGGGACTTTAAATAAAGTAACAGAATACACTGGTTTTAGCAGTGTGGCTGAAGAACAAACTGGTTATTATTTGCCATTCTTATACGATGGAACTGATACTTTAAAGATGTATGTTAAATCTGCTGAAAAACAGGTTACAGTTGATAAATCACCTACTGTAAATGTTGTATACCTTGGGGCAGATAAAGCTACTGCAGAAAAAGCTGTTCTTCATCTTGTAAAAGAAGATGGTGCTATGACCGAAGTATATATGACAGGAATTACTTTCAATGAAGGTGATGCATAGTGATTACATATGATGACTATATCAAAAGATATGACGACATGGACGAGGATGAGTTTGACATCCTCGTTTTAAATGTCACATTGTTTCTTGAAACGTATTGCGAATCATTTATATCCCAATTCAAATTAAAAGATAACTTCAAAGACTATGGGTTAGATATTGATGAAGCAATCATCCAGCAACTACATTTTGCGAATGAAAATGGTGGATTGTCTTTATTTGATGGTAATAACGATGTTTCGGTACAGTCTGTATCAACAAGTGGTTTTTCTTATTCTTATGGGAATAAGAGTTTAGACAAATACCAAGGTATTCCAATTGCACCGCTTGCTAAACTTCATATACAGCGAGAGCTTCGTAAAAAGAAATATTTAGGAAGGTGTGTATATGCCTAGAAGTCCAAGGTTTTTAAGACCGCATACAGTTCAAATTATTCATAAAGTTGGGGAAGATGATAATTTAGAAATGATTGAAGAAGTAATTACTTTAAATTATGTAAAGTTTGATAATAATGAAAACTTATCGCAATCCAGTTCTGGAAAACAGCAGAATACTTCTTCTACTTTTGTGATTGATTGTAGAGACCTGCATGCTAAGAAGAATTCTATGAAATGCAAATATCTTTCAAATAACAAATATGATAATCAGGATGGATACTTTTCTATATTTGTTGGAGATATTGTCAAATACAACTGCAAAGAATATGTCGTAAATGGGATTAACGAGGTAAATCCATTTGGACGAAGAATAGAGTTTATTGAGGTGAGTTGTAATGGCTAATGATGTAAAAGTCAAAATTGATTTTTCACCGACCGCAGTTACAAAAAGATACAAAAACAAAGGCAATTTGGCATTGACCACGTTAAAAAATGAAATCATAAAGGATACTGATTCATATGTTCCGATGCGTGATGGTGGTCTAAAAAAATCGGCGCTAAGCAGTACTGGAACAAAAAAGATGCAGATTGTATATCGAAAAGTTTATGCACGTTTCTTGTATTATGGAAAAGTTATGGTAGGTATGGTTTCTAGAAAAGCATGGGCCAATAAAGGCGAAACAAAAGAAACAATCAATAAGGATTTAACTTATTCTCAGGGTAGATCACATTGGTTTGAAGAATCCAAAAAGAAAAATCTAAACAAATGGATTGATATAGCTAAAAAGCTATTTAAGAAGTAGGTGAGAGAATGGAAAAAAAGATACTTGTTGATGCAGCGGAGCTTACACAACTCGGGATTGATTTATACAACTATATTAGAATGCTTGATATAGGAACAAAAGCAAAATGGCATAACGAATATTTAGAAGCAAACGAGATACCTTGCATTGCTTTTAAAAAAGAATCAGCTACAGTTGAAAAGAAAAATCCTAATATAAAAGGTGGATATGAGGCAGAAATTCCTTTCGTTATTTATTATCGAGATGAGGTAAAGGATACGAAGGCAACACTGAATATTGTAGAACCTTTAAATAAGTTATCAGATATATTCATGAAAGAAACAGATGATGAGTTTCCTTCATTAAAATTAACAAATAAAAAGATTGAGCCTGTTGCTCTTGAAATGACAGCAACTCCAAGTGATGCAACAGGAATCGAAAACAATAAAGCTACGTTTGTAGCATCGTACAGATTTATATATAGAAAGAAAGGAGATTTTGAATAATGGCAGGATCATTACCAAAACGTGAATTAAAGACAGAAGAAAATCTTCATTATGTTAAGCCAATTACGGCGGTGCCTGGAGTTACTGCTGATGAATATGTTTTAGCTGGTGATGGCTTAACAGACTGGACACAGTCTTCTAATCCAAATACAGAAGATGGGCAATACATTCATGAGAAGACACAGCACTCTAATATGCTTGGATATGCTGGTTCAGTTTCTTATTCAGGTGTTGCCTATCCATCCGATCCATTTAACTACTGGATTTATTTGATTGGTAAAAATGAAATTGTTGGTGCTCAATTTGAAGAAATAGAAGTTGAAACATGGAACAATACGGAAGAAAAGAAATATAAGGCATATAAACGTATTTATGAGGTTCAACCTGATAATCCAGGTTCTGGAGAAGGCGGTTCTAAGTTAGCAATTGAAGGAACATTTGCACAGCAAGGTTCTGTTGTATCTGGGGTATTCGATATTTCAACAAAAGAATTTACTGAGGATGGGGCATTGCCTGCATCACTGAAAAAACAAAAGTAAATATATGAAAGCAGGAGGAATTAAAAAATGAGTGAGGATATTAAAAATAGCGTTATTAATCTTGATTTAGGTCGAAATATTAAAACATTAGTTATTGGTGGAATTAAATTTGACCTAGATATTGATGATCCAGAAGTTTTTAAAGCATTATTGGAGTTCAAAGAAGAACACGTTGAACATTATGCAGCAGTAGAAACAGATGTAGATGGATTGTTAGAGGATTGTCACCATGTTATCGAAACTTGTTTAGGAGAAGGAGCATGTGATAAGTTATTTAGAAAGAAAGATATGAAAATGTATCTTCTAGTAAATGAATTAGCTAAAATCTATCTTGATAACTTCATGAAGGAAGAACGTGAAGAAGCAGAAATCAGAAGTAAAAAAGAACTTGAAAACATTAAAGAAATCATCAATGGTATGACACAATTTACGCAAATGATGAATTATGCGAATAATAAATATGGAAAACAGGGGATGAAAAACTATGTTCGCAATAAGAAATCTTCCAAGAAAAATAAACATCGAGGGAAATAGATATTCCGTTCGAACCGATTTTCGTACATGGATAAATGTTGAAACTATCCTCACAGATGATAATATTCCTTCTAATTTCAAGTTATTTGTTTTAGCAAATAATTTGAATTTGTTTTATAGAAATGAAGAAATATTTAATGAATCAATGGATGCTGTAATTAACGGCATCCTTTCTTTTTGGCGAATGTTTAAGGATACTGATAACAATGCTGCATCTAATACATCAAGTGATATTGCTTATGATTATGAGCAAGACTTTGATTTGATTTGCGCTGCATTTAAACAACAGTACAACATCAATTTGCGAAGAGAACAAATGCACTGGTTTGAGTATAAAGCATTGTTCGATGGGCTTACAAAAGAAACCCAATTTGTAAAAATCGTTGGATATCGTACTGCTGATATTAACAAGATTCCAAAAGAACAAAGAAAAGAATACAGACGTTTGAAGGAAATGTATGCAATCAAGAAAAACAAAGTACATAGACGTTCACAAAAAGAAATAGAAGCTGAATTACTGTCTAAATAGCCGTGAAAGGCAGGTGATTTTATGCCAGGTAATCAGGCTGATGGTTATATTTATATTGATCTTCAGCTAAGACAGGATGAGTTTGAAAAAAGATTAGCACAAGTTGAAGGTAAAACTTCAAGCTTTGCTTCAAAGATAAAAAAGACTTTATTGGCTATAGGAATTGGTGCAATGGCCAAGAAAGCAGCTGGTTATATCTATGATGTTGGCGCTTCATTCGAAGCTGCCATGTCAAGAGTACAGGCAATAAGTGGTGCAACCGGTAAGGAACTTGAAATGCTTACTGAAAAGGCAAAGGAACTGGGTGCATCAACAAAGTATAGTGCTCCTGAAGTTGCAGAAGCAATGACAGAAATGGCAAAAGCAGGATGGAGTGCTCAGCAGATTATTGACGGTATGAGTGGAGTCCTTGATGCTGCTGCAGCATCTGGTGAAGGTCTGGCCACAACATCAACGATTGTAGCAGATGCAATTACAGGCTTTGGACTTGCGGCCAAAGATTCTACACATGTTGCTGATTTACTAACACAAGCAGCAAATGCAGGTACTATTGATATTTCGGATTTAGGTGAGACATTTAAATATATTGCTCCAGTAGCTAGAGCTATGGGGTTATCGATTGAAGATGTAACGACTGCAATTTCTGCTATGTCTATGGCAGGTATCAAAGGTTCACAGGCAGGTACTTCTTTAAGAACTGTTTTGACAAGGATGGTAAAACCAACGGATGCAGTGGCTGAAGCAATGGATGAACTGGGAATTGTTTTAACAAATCAAGATGGTTCATTTAAGTCATTAGATCAAATTGTAGCAGAAATGAGGGGTTCATTTAGTAAATTAACTGATGAACAGAAAACATACTATGCAGCAATTTTAGCTGGACAAGAGGGAATGTCAGGACTTCTAGCTATGCTTAACCTATCCCAAGAGGAGTATGATGCGATAGCTAAGTCGATGGATAATTGTAATGGAGTTGCACAGCAAACAGCGAGCATCATGCAGGACAATCTTGCAAGTGCAGTAGAACAATTAGGCGGTGGACTTGAAACAATAGCCATCTCCATTTATGAAAAAGTTGCTCCATCATTAACAGAATTTGTTAATTATATTACGAATAATGTGCTTCCGGTTATAGATGATTTTATCAATAACATTGATGAATGGTGGCCAGTCGTTAATAATGCAATCGCGGTAATTACAGGTCTTGCGGCTGCTTTTGGAACATTGAAAACAGCAATGGCAATAAAAGATGGTTTGAAAAATGTAAAGTCTACTTTTGATATTTTTAATAGTTTAAAAAGTGTAGGATTTGGAAACATTACTTCTTTTCTAGGTGTACTTGAAAAAGGAAGTGGAGGGTTAGCTAAATTAGCATCATCTGCTATAAGTGCGGGTGGAGGAATCAAGGGATTAGGTTCAGCACTAATGGCAGCTGCTGGAGGTCCTGTTACCTTAATTGTAGCTGGAATTGCTGCCGTAGTAGCTGCTTTTGTATATTTGTGGAACACAAGTGAAGAGTTTAGAAACTTCTGGATAAACCTTTGGAATAAAGTAAAAGAAGTAGCTTCAGATGTAATAGATTCTATTGTTCAGTTTTTTACAAAGACTATACCAAAAGCATATGAGAATCTTCGTGCAAAATTACAGTCTATAGGTAAAAGCATATCAGATTTTTTCAAAAATATTTGGAATGGTATTATCTCGTTTTTTACTGAAACAGTACCAAGTGCATTCTCCAATGTATGCAATCAAATTTCCCAATTATTCGTAAACCTTTGGAATGATATAGTTTCTTTCTTTACTGAAACGATTCCGGGTTGGATAGAAAATGTAATAGCATGGTTTAATAAACTTCCATATGAACTAGGATATATGGTTGGACAAATGCTTGGGCATCTCATTCAATGGGGAATTGATTTAAAGAACTTTGTTACGGTAGATATTCCTGCATTTATCAATTCAATTGTTGAATGGTTTTCTCAACTTCCTGGAAAGATTCAAGAAAAGTTATTGATTGCATGGAATAACATTGTTCAATGGGGTACAAATACTTATCAATCCGCAAGTGAATGGATTTCTAAGACGATATCATCGATTGTGGAATGGTTTTCAAGTTTACCAGGTAAAATTTGGACATGGTTAGTAAATGCATACAATAAAGTTGTTACTTGGGGAACTAATACTGTAAATGCTGGAAAACAAAAAGCATCTGCATTTATAAATAGTGTTATAAATTATATTTCACAATTGCCTTCTAAAATATGGTCGTGGTTTAGCAAGACAATCAGCAATGTTGTAAAATTTGGTTCTGATATGGTATCAAAAGGGAAAAGTGCAGCATCAAATCTAGTTAATTCGATTGTAAATACTGTTAAATCCTTACCGGGTAAAATGTTTAGTATCGGAAGTGATATGGTTAAAGGAATTTGGAATGGAATTGCTAGTGTTAGAGATTGGATTTTAGGAAAAATCGGTGGATTCTGTGATGGAGTCGTTGATGGCATCAAGGATTTCTTTGGAATCCATTCACCATCAAGAGTTATGGCTGACATGGTTGGTAAATTTTTGCCTCCAGGTATTGCAGTAGGTTTTGAAATGGCCATGCCTAAAGCAAATAAAGATATACTGAAATCAACACAAGGTCTTGTGGACGGTTTCCAAACGGAAGTAAATATGAGTGTTAATAAAAATCATTCTACAGGCGATTATGATCCTAAACCATCAGGAAATGGTGGAGGATTCTTTGATTATGATCGTTTTGGTAATGCAGTTGCAATTGCATTAAGTTCAATGGGATTAACAGTTAAAGTAAATAATCGTGAATTAGGAAGAATTATACAGGAGGTCTAAGATGAGCAATATATATTATCTTAATACAAGAAATGAGAGTGTTGATTTTGTTAAAGACCTCCCCCTTCTTGATATAAATGATTTGTATCAAAGTGGATTTGATACTATATCAAATAACAATATGATTACAGGTTTTTCCAGAGGTATAAAGACCGCTACAATTGAAGGAGATATATTTACAGATTCATTTGATAAGATAAGCGATATATTTGATTATGATATTTACAAGAATGAACGTGGAAGGTTTTATATTGGGGAATACTTTATGTATTGCAACATTTCTGTTGTAAAACCAAGTGGAGTAAATCTGTATAAGAAAAAACTTACTACTGATATTACGATTACCACAGATATGCCGTTTTGGCTAAAGGAGTCAAAATATTCTTTTGTTAAATCTGCTGATAGTAAAGAAAAAGGATTTACTTATCCGTTCAAATATCCATTTACTTATGGAAATTCACAAGGTTTAGATTCTATTACAAATGATTCTTTAAAAAGTAGTGATTTCATGTTGTATATTTATGGCCCAGTATCAAATCCAAGCATATCTATTGGAAATAACATCTATTCAGTAAATACGGATGTAACAAGTCAGGAATATTTGGTGATTGACTCCAGAAGAAGAGAAACCTATAAAGTTAATAACATCGGGGATAAAGAAAATATGTTTGCGTATCGAAGTTTTGAAGATTCTTTATTCTCAAAGATTCAACCAGGACTTAACAATGTTTCTTGGTCTGCATCCTTTGGATTTGATCTATATGTTTATGATGAAAGGAGCAAACCAAAATGGATTTCATACACACATCAGTAGATTTAAAAGAAAAAGGATATCTATCAAAACTAACATCAATAGATATGGAAATAGGTTCTTACCTATCCAGTTCAAGAAATGACTTTGAAATAACCATGCCTTCAAGTGAATGGGGTGCAGATTTTGATGAAGGTTCATTGATTTATGATGAAGATACAACTAGTGAATTTGGCGGTAGAATCCAAGGGAAAACAAGTGATACATCTGCTAAAGAAATTATTCTATATGGTTTCACATGGAGAGGGATGATTTCAAAACAAATTATTGAACCGCCAAGTGGGAAATCACATTATCAGGCAAGAGGAGATGCGAATGCATTTCTAAGAGATGTGTTAAATGATTCTTTTGATGGACTTATTGTTGGCTCAGAAGATATATGCGGCATTGAAGTAAAGAGAGATATACGATATGTCAATAAGTTGGAAGCCATTGAGAAAACATTAGATGATGTTGGATTGAAGATGAAAGTAGAAACAAAAGAATACAAAGATTTTAGTAATGCAACCAAAAGACAGGTAGTCGTTTCTGCGGTTCCTATCATCAACAATAGTGAAGTAACAGAATATTCAAATGATTATGGATATAATCTAGTTGCAAAAGATATCAAAAATGGATTCAACCATTGTGTATGTTTAGGACAAGGTGAAATGACTGAAAGAACGGTCATTCACCTTTTTAGATTGCAAAATGGATTAATAACACAAGATGAGGACTTGGCTATTAAAGATGGTATTACTGGTATCAATAGAAGAACGATGATATACGATTATTCATCAGTAGAAAGTGTTGAAGAACTAATCCAGGGTGGCATTGATCAGCTAAATGAAAACAGTGATACAAAATCAATGGAAATTTCTAATGTAGATGCAGTTGATATAGGAGATATTGTTGGTGCGAGGGATAGGGTTACAAAAATCTATATGCAGAAAAAGATTGTTTCAAAAATTGTTAGTGGTTATATAGATAAGATAAAAATTGAATATAAGGTAGGTGATTAAATGTCGAAACTAATTGTAAAGAACAATCAAAATATTGAAGCTAAGGATCACGCAATATATTTTGATTATTTGTTTGGAAAAAATGGTGTTATGAATAGAGGAAATCGTTTGGACATGACTGTACAGTCCTCGAATCTTGTAAAGTTGAAAGATGGAATCGTAGTGGTTCAGGGAAGGCCATTTCTCATATATCCAAATGAGGTTGTGGATGTTCCGATTGAGAGCGGTACACAAAATATGAAACGAAATGATTTGATTGTTGCTGAATTTTCTAAAACAAGCGATGCAGATATATTTTCTTTTAAGGCAATTAAGGGAACACCAAGTGCGTCAAATCCAGTAGATCCTCAACTTACGCAGCAAGATACGTTAAGTTCTGGTACAGTATTTCAACTACCATTATTTAGAATTCGTTTGAATGGAATAAACGTAGAATCAACAGATGATTTAAGAATCTTTATTCCATCAATGAATGACACAGTAAAAGCATTATCTTACGAAGGCGGGATATTAACAGTTGAAATACCAGATAACATATCCTATAAAACAATGAATGAATTAGATGATGAAAATGATAAAGAAACTTTGGAAGAACCTCCATTGACCACATTAGAAGAGCCACCAATAATGACTTTGGAAGAACCGATTATTAGAGAGAAAGGAAGAAGAAATAATGGCGATAAAAACAGTACAAGCAATTATTAATGGACAAACATATAACTTGACTTTTAGTTCTTCAACAGGAAAATATGAAGCAACAATAACCGCTCCCAATAAAACAAGTTATACGCAGCCTAATCATTATTATGATGTGACTGTAAAGGCGACTGATGATGCTGGAAATGTTACTACTAAGAATTCTAGCGATGCAGTTCTAGGTGATTCATTAAAGCTATATGTAAAAGAGAAAATTGCTCCAACACAAACGATTACATATCCAACTAACGATGCATTAATCACAAATAACAAACCAACAATTACATGGGAAGTGAAAGATGCAGACAGTGGTATTAATCAGAATTCTATTGGTATTACAATTAATAGTGGAGCTAAGATAACAACTGGAATTACTAAAACCCCAATTGAAGGTGGCTATAGATGTTCTTATACACCATCTACACCACTTAATGAAGGAAATAATGTTATTAAGGTAGATTGTGCAGATAATGATGGAAATGCAGCTGCACAAGGAAGTGTAACTTTTAAAGTAGATACAGTTCCACCAACGCTTAACATTTCTAGTCCAGCAGAAGGTTTAGTTACTAATAAATCTACTGTTACGGTAAAAGGTACAACGAATGATGCAACATCATCACCAGTTTTAGTTGTTATAAAATTAAATGATGGAGAAGACATAGCTGTTACAGTAGGTAGTGATGGAGCATTTGCGAAAGATATTACACTGGTTGAAGGGGACAATACAATTAAAATTATTGCAACTGATAGTGCTAAGAAACAAACTACAGTTACAAGAAAAGTAAAACTTGATACAAAAGCTCCTATTTTTGGTACTATTACTTTAACTCCAAATCCAGTAGATAGTGGCAAAACATTTGTCATTTCTGTTGAAGTTAACGATGCTTAAAAGAGTTTTTGGAAAATCAAATGGATTGGATATAAATTTTACACGAACAAATGAGGGAAAGTGGGAAACTGCGATTCCTCGTGATGTAAGTGGAATTTATTATTTGGAGCTTAATGCAGAAGATGAAGCAGGAAACATTGGTTACATGGCAACAGTTGTCATGAAGTTTGATCCTGTTTCTTTTTGTGTTAAGTTTGATGTAATTGATTTTCACGGAAATGCAGAAATGAAAAATTTTATAGATACGTTTAAAATGGAATATCCTTATAAAACAGAGTTTAAAGGAGGAGATGACAAGTGCTGCTGTTAAAAGGCGAAAAAAGAAGTGTAGTAATGTCCATCGTGTCTTCTGATGATGTAGATTTTGAAATTTCGACAGCTACTGTTGAAATACATAAAAGAAGTGAAGTGATTTCAAATATCCCATGTACGATTTCAGAGCATGATATATCTTTCTCGATTGATTCTAGTGAATTGGAAAAAGGGAACTATGATATAGAGGTAACCTTTAGTATTGGACCTGAAATACTAAAAAGAAAAACGGAACTGCAAATTGTCAGCTAAATATAATCTATATAATGTACATTTGTCGAAACAAACGGTTTCGACAGGGGAACGTTTTGTAATTCAGGTTGATGTGATTGATTGGGAATGGGTAAAGAAGAATATGACAACATGGGCCAATTTGAAATCAGTATTCAAGAATTGGGGTGATATGCTTGGCAAATAAAGTTTCATTGGTGTTGCCAAAGACTACTGATCCGCCTGATATACAGGTGATAAATACTGCATTAACAACTTTAGCAAACGCAGTTAATGCAGTAATAGATGAGAATAATAAGCAATTGACTTATATATCATCTGCAAATGGAGTTATAGAAGTTGAAGTTGTAAATGCTTCTGCTTTGAATGAAAAAGAAAGTGAGGAAACAAATTTATGAAAAATGTAAGAATTTTCATGGGGGGGGGTACTGGAAACAGTACCTACCAACCCGCTACGAAACAAGAAAGGAGGGCGCTGTCGAGAAGTAAAGGCAGCACCTTTACATATGAGAAAAGAGGTGGATGCTCTTTAGCATTCATCGGTGATAGGTTATGAAATTGGAACTAATGACTAGAGAAGCTATGGACATAAATACGTTAGCCCATTCTATATATACAGGAACTAACGGATTTTTAAATATTATCTTACCAAAAGATTCATCAAGATATTCAATTTTAATTCACGGAAATTTGAATGATGCTAGTTATGTTGGACTAATAAATTTAAATGTATCGAATAGTTTTAAAATTATTTATGACATACTTGCTAGTAATAATTCTAAAAAGGTAACAATAGCTGATCTAATCGATGAAAACACAAGATGGAGATTAAAATTAAAAGTTCCATCATATTCTGCAATTTGTGTGATTGCAAATAGAAATTTTGATTTAAATAGTTCTGATACTTAACCGAATGCTATGAGCAAATTATGAAGCTCAATATTGTTACAAATCAATATGTAGATAAGCGAGTCAGTGATATAAAAACACATTATGCATATTTTACTAATCAACTTAATGGGTTTGTCCATGTTGTCATTCCTTATGACAGAATGATATATGACAAAGGTTCTATGTTTATATATGCAACATTAAACGGTATACCTTATGTTGGGATGATATGCTATAGGAAAGGTACAGCAACTTTGCATAATCTCCATGTTGGAGATAATGGAGTAAAAATCACACTTAACGAGGCAAAACCAGAAGAAAACAGATTGTTAAGGATGATTATCAGAATTCCTGAACATTCGGTTTTAAAGCTTGATTGTACTGATTATTTCGAGTATGCACTGACAGGAGCTTGAAAAACTCTTTTCTCATGACAGCAAAAAGTTATGAAAAACAAAAAGTTAACTCAATCTAACGGGGGGGGGGCAATTTTATTGCCTACCACCAACGAAAGGGGGCAGCTACAGAGAAGGTAGTTGCCTTCTGTGCGAAAGGTGGTGTCAGCTATTAAGTAGCGGGCACAGTGATAGATTATGAAAATCCAGTTAGGTTTTGAAATTATCAGAGGAAGTGGATATTATGCATTGAAATATCCAAATGGGATTCTTGAGATTGTGGCTTATTTTGAAAGAGCGGTTAGCTTTTATCAGAGCGGTAATCTATATAGAGGAGATGTTATTGAAGATATTAAGTTTCCTATTCCTTTTGTTAATCTTCCCAACGTAACAGTTACAACATTATCTTCGGAAGATTATGTTTATTGTGCAGTATGTGGAGTAATTAGAGATATGAATTCCATTAAACGAATCACATTTCAAAAGGGAACTGCAGGGAATGGAAATGTTTCTTTTCATTATAGGGCAATTGGATTTTGGAAATGATCTATCATTTGCTATTTATAGCGATTTTATGAAACTGAGATTACAAGAACACAGTGATACTGGACTTGAATATTTGACTGACGATATTAGAATTCGAGGAAGAATCTTGAATGGAGTTGCTAATATTGTTTTTGAAGGTGTAGAAGTAAATGGGATCGAAGAACAAGAAAGTTTGATTTTCACTTTACCACAAAAATACGTTCCTAAGCAGCAATTGTTTTTCAATTTGTATACAAACGAAGTTAAACCATCAGTGGTTTTTTGTAAAATAAATGGAAATAGAGTTAGTTGTTTAGTGCCAAAAAATAGAAATATAGTAGGATCAGTATCGTATTTGATTTAAGCCTTTCGCAAAAGCGAATTTATGAAATTAAAATTACAGACAGTAGAAAACTCATATGTTCAAAATTTGTTGGTTAATGGAGACTTTCAGATTAATCCAAGGAACGAAAATGTATACGACTTTTCAAATAAATTTGGATATACGCTAACTATGTGGGCGATTACAAAATTGAAACTTGAAATATTAGAAAATGGAGATATTAGGCTAACGAACAATGATACAGAAAGACATAGTCTATATCAACCTGTATATCAAAATTATGGGCAGTATACGTTATCTGCTTATGTCGTTGCGAAAACAGGGGGCGTTACTGATAAACCATTTCAAATGCTTTTTTACAAAAAATCAGATAGTTCTGTGATTGAGGGAACGGTAATTAACAATACAGGTGTTTTTTCAAGTACAGTAAACGAAGAAATTGAACAGGTAGCAATAGCGGTTCCACCAAAGTGTACGTTGACTCTCAGATATGTACGTTTAGATCCCTATAAAGTAGCTCGCAAGCACTTAAAGGAAGATTATACATTAGCATTTGTTAGATGTAGTGCTTTTTTGAAAAAAGGTTCATTTAACGCAAGTCTGTATAGTCCTAAAGGAGGTTCTGCAAATCAATACTATGCAGCTGGTATAGGAGATTTCGAAGTGAAAATGTTTTCCAAACCCAATATTGTTGCTTTGGAAGTTAACATACCGAATATTGGTAAATTGACAAGAGATAAGGTGATTTCAATAGGTGTAGAAAAAACGGAAATTGGAGGGACTATTCTACTCCAATTACCACAAACTATTGATATTGCAAAATCATATATGTATCCTGTTCAAATATTTTATGAAGTTTCCTGCGAATCATAATAAAACTAACACGCCTAATTAGAAGCGTGTTTTTATTTTGCCTTGGAATGGCGAAAAACTTAACCGGAAAGATGAGGAGATTTATTATGAACTTAAAAGTTAGATTTAAAAACCCAGTATTTATTGCACAAATTATTTTAGCAGTTTTAACCCCTGTTCTTGCTTATGCAGGGTTGACTGCACAGGACTTGACAACATGGAGTGCATTGGGGGATTTGTTGATGAGTGCAATTTCTAATCCATATGTGCTTTCTTTAGTTGTTGTTTCTGTTTGGAATGCGTTAAATGATCCTACAACAAAAGGGTTAAAAGATAGCGGACAGGCATTGACATACAGAGATCCAAAATAAAGCTAGGGGGAACGCAAATGGAAGACAAAGAAATCATTGCACTTTTGTCATTCCTTGGAGCAATCATTGCGGTGGTAACACCTATGATGAAGCTGAACGCAACCATTGTCAAATTAAACACAAATTTTGAAAACATGATGGAGAACGACAAAAACCGTGATAAGAGAATTGAAAAGCATGGGAAAGAAATTGATGAAATCATCGAAAAGCAAAGACTAAACGAAAAGATTCTTGATCGTCACGAATTGAGAATTTACGCAATTGAAGAAAAAATTAAATAA